TGGAGGCATGAGTCATACACGGACTTGGATCAGTGGTGCAATGCGTCACACCTCTTTAGGGAAGACTCAGTGGGTGAGGTTGTAGTTAAGGAAGATGAAGATGAAGAGTCAATCAGCATGAAAGTTTACTGGAGAAAAGATCCATGAGCCAACACCAACCAACCAACGAAGATGCCATCAACATACTTGAAGAGCTCGCGCGCTTAGTAGTGCTCGACGCTGAAGAGCATGGAGTGATTATGGCTGAGCATAGCCAAGCACTCATGCAGCATATTGAGAAGGTGTTGATCGATGCTCGTCAAGCGATGAGTGAGGAAGAGTAATGGCACAGACTGAAGAGCAGAAGCGTGAGACAGCGCGCAGAAGATATCACCGCAAGAAGCTTGAGGAGACTCCTGAACAACGCGAGGTGAGACTAGCTAAGCAACGTGAAAAGATGAATCGTTATCGTCTAGCCATGACACCGGAGGAGCGCGCTGAAGACTCTCGAATCAGGAGCATTAAGCAGAAGATACAGCGTGACGCTAGGAAGCTTAAGAAGCTCGGCACTAGTGGAGATGGTCAGGCATGAGCAATGATGGTCAGCTGACTTATAGAGAAATTCCATCTGAGAGCGTTATGCTTTTTTGGATTCGAGATCAGCTAAAGTCTAAAGATGGTGTGAAGTGGGCTCGCAAAAGAATTAAGAAAGAGGCGGTCCCTGTCCATACAGATTGGTCAGATCCTGACAGTGTGATCAGCACGATGCTATTAGAGAATCATCTCGATGACTTATTTCTAGAGATGGTGTCTGAGCTGGATGGTTACGATGTTCTCCACCTATTGGAGCGCCTACACAGTGAACTGTCTGATCTAGTAATGCGCTATGAACAGTATGAGATGGTCCACTAATGTATCGAGCACTACTTACAACCAACTTTTTTGTTTACAGGCGCTACAGTCCAGAGCTGAGAGTGTTCTACATTGGCGGCCACCATTGCAAGGGCACCAAGCCATGCACACATGAAGAGTGCTTTTATACATCATCTTCCAAAAGAATACGTGAGCTAGAGGCTGAGCGCCCTGATGCAACATGGGAGATGTTCATTTTAGGTTGGGCAAACAATCGAGCAGAGCTTAGTGAGCTTGAGCTGACACATATTAAAGCTCACATAGGTGAACCTGATTGCCTAAACTTAAGAGCATCCTCAAAGTCTACCGAGGGGGCAAGGTCACATAGGAAGAGGGTGGAGATGGTTGACCACAAGGGTGCCTGCATTAGTGTGAAGTCTAGCGAGTTCATTAGGCATATTTGGCTTGGATTCCGAGCGACAAACAAAGCGCCAACCGTGAATCTAAGGAATGATCGGTTAGGGGTAACGGTGCTCATCGCGAAGAACACAATCATAAATCATATAAGCGCATTGATGGAGACAGATTGGCAATTTGGCCACAGCTCCTTTTATCGCCAAATATCATCAGCCGAGTTCAAGAGGACATTGAGAACAACAGCAGCGACCTGTAACACTAAGCCAATGACTCTGGAGGCTTATTGATGCCACATAAGAAACGCTCAGAGATGACACCAGAGAAGAGAGCCAAGGCGCAAGAATACAGCAGACAGCATTGGTTAAAGGTAAAGGCTAGAGAGTCTCCATCTGAGAAGGCTGAGCGCTTGAGATACGCGGCTCTCGTTGCTCGCATGAAGAGAGAGGAGGAGACCCCTGAAGAACGTGAGGCTAGGCTGGCTAAGTCAAGAGAGCGCTACCATAGACTGAAAGCTGAGAACAAAGAGAGCTATCAAAGGATAAAGGCTGAAGACCCTGAGAGACATAAGCTCATGCTGGCAAAGCGTAGGGCTCGTAGGCATAGGATGAAAACTGAAGATCCTGAGAAGTATGAGTCCATGCTGGCGAAGCGTAGAGCTAGTTACCACAGGAGGAAAGGCAAGCGCGCTAGTGATAGTGTATAATATATATACAAGCTAGACACACAACGCGCGCGCGAGGGACCATGAAGACAAGAGAAGATCGTGAGGAGCTACTCACCAACCTCAGAGAAGGGATGAGCATACAGGCGGCCTGTGCTCTTAGTGGTATCAGTCGAGCCACCTATTATATGTGGATGGAGAAGGATGAGGAGTGGGCTGAAGAGGTTGAGTTCGCCAAGCGTTTTGCTGAGCCTGTTCTGCTCTCAAGGATTAAATCATGTGCTGCCGAGCGTGGAGAGTGGCGCGCTTATGCATGGATCCTAGAGCGACGTTGGCCACAAGAGTGGGGGCCAAAGCAAGAGATCGAGATTAACCAAACCACAAATGATGGCGGTGCGGATATGGTCAGGCAGATGATTGAGCAGACTGACCGCCGAGTAATGGAGAGCACACATGAAGAGAATACAGATCTGGCTGACTCGGTGTTGGTCGAACCGCCACCATCACCTGAAGAGTGAGTATGAGGTGAAGGGTGAGTATGATGTGTTGTGTCAAGAGGACGAGAGCCAAGGGTGGGAGCATCGCCACTTAGACCTCATCAGCGTTGAAGAGGGTACACTTGTGGAGCTCCTCGACGTAGACAAAAATGGGTTTGAGACTCGCACTCTGTGGATGGTCTCACCAACGGGGCTCATCATTGCTCCTCGCACTTAACCCACTTCAACAGGATATCATCGCGAGCATACGACAAGAGCAACGGGTTGTCTCAGCTCGGTGTGGTTGGGGTGCAGGCAAGACGAGCGCGCTAGTGTTCGCCATACTCTTCATCTCCAAGTGGAGAGCGGGAACGTCTACGCTATTGGTCACTGACACCAACCCTCGATACAACTCTGTGTTGATGCCTGAGATGGAAAAGTGGCTTGGCCCTTTGGGGTGGGTATATAACCACACGCTTAGACAGTGGTTAGACCCATCGACCAAATCAACTGTGTGGTGTCGCTCCTACTTCCGACCAGGTACGCGGGACGCTACACACAACCCACTTGAGGGGCTCAACATCACATCGGGAGTGTGTTTGATTGATGAGTGTCAGACGCTCACAGAGGAGGTAGCTCATAAAGCTTTGGGTCGTCTGCGATCAGGTCCAACACCTATCATGATATTGGTTGGTTTACCTGTGGCCGATGCGTGGTGGTGTCAGCTCGCTGAGTCATCGGGATATAACCCCAAGCTCTATACGTCATATGTGAATCAGGACAACCTCAGTGACGAGTGGTTTGAAGCTACTCACATGTTGCCTGAAGCCGAGCGTGAAGCCATGGTAATGAACAAGCCTAGACCTCCAAGTGGTCTGGTCTATGGTGAGTTCGACCCATCAACCATGGTTGTCGATGGGTGGGAGTACCGCCCCGACATGTCAGCGCGTATAGCTATCGACTGGGGATTCAGAAAGCCATCAGTGCTCATCCTCGCTCATGATGAGGAACTCAACGCAGACGTGATCTGTGCTGAGCTGAATCCTAATGAGGTCACCGTCGAGCAGTTAGCTGCGCTCATCCTGGCAGTGGCTTGGCCTCGCTCGTTGAAACATCAAGCTCCAAGTGATCGGATATGGATTGATCAAGGTTGCGCTGACAAGGCAGGCAAGGCGAGGAATGATCAGACCGGTGCATCTGCATTCAGGGCCATGCGAGCTCCACCACCGAAGGGTCTAGGCTTTCCTCTGCGCTCGACCACAGACCCAATCAGGACCGACATACTCAACGGCGTGGGTAAGCTCAAGCGCGCGTTCTCTCGTCGTCAGTACCTCATCACTAGAGAGGTGTGGCAGAAGGGCAACCGCGTATCAGGTAACTCAATCCGCAAAGCTCTGCTCTCTTATGCTTGGGAGAGGAACAAGGAGCAACCTAAAAAGGATGGTCGAGAAGATCCGCTAGACGCGCTAAGGTATGACTGCATCATGTGGCGTTGGGCTGATGATCAGGCTGTTGATCAGCGTCGTTATGGTGGAAGAACAAAGCGAACTAGAACACGTCGCGTGAGTGTCGGCGGTGCAAAGACGAGAGGCTTCTGATGAAGATCTACACTGATGGTTATGGTGAGGTGAGGTTACTCCACACAATGGGTGAAGACGAGACGCCAGCACAGGCCGCGCGGGTTAGCTTCTCCCATCTCACACATGAAGAGGGGATGAGTGATCGCGATGAGAAGCTGATCGGATACTTAGCAGCACATCACCACACGTCACCCTTTGAACATGTGTCGGCTACGTTTGAGTTGACTGTTCCCCTCTTCGTGGCACGTCAGATCATGCGTCATCGTACCTTCAGCTTCAATGAGCTGAGTAGAAGATACACATCCAAGGCGCTCAAGATCTATCAGCCGATGAGCATCAAGCGCCAAGCTACGACCAACATCCAATGCTCGACCAATGAAGACCCCAATGATCTAGACCTGTGTCAGTCTATGTTGAGGTCTGTGGCTGATCAGGCTTTGGCGGTATATGCCGAGCTGATTAGTAAGGGTGTGGCGCGCGAGACTGCGAGGATGGTTCTGCCATGCTCTACATACACCTCGTTTTGGATGACCGGCAACCTCCACAACTGGGTCAAGTATATCCGACTGAGAGACACCGACCACGTTCAACTAGAGACGAGGTTGGCAACTCAGGCAATCAGAGCGCAACTCATTGAGCGGTTCCCTGTGAGCATGTCAGCGCTGTTAAGTGATGAGTATTCATGAGCAAGCATATCTTATCTCGACTACGCCAAGCCGAATTACTCAGCAGTATCAGCCCGTGTCCTAGAGGTAAGGTGGGCGCTGTACTCTTCGAGCCACGCTCATGGGTGATCATCTCAGATGGATACAACGGGCCACCTAGAGGTGGTGGATTCATGTGTGGTGGAGATCACTGTGAGAGGAACAGGCAAGGCATCAAGAGTGGGACGATGACAGAGGTTGGGTGTCATCATGCAGAGGCCAACGCGATAGTGAACGCAGCTAGAAGAGGGAGCTCCACGATGGGGTCTTGGTTAGCAGTCACTCGCGCACCCTGTCTTAACTGTGCTAAAATGATACATCATGCGGGTGTTGATCGTGTCTATATCTCTACAACGCTCAAGGATCTCATTGGGGATGGGGTGACCTATCTTGTCCAACACAACGTCGAGGTGAAGCTTTGGAGTTCGATGAAGACCTGACAGTCTGCTGGTGGTGTGGAGAGCGTGAGCCTTGCTCATGTGAGACAGGTCATGACTGCGATCAGTCAGGGTGTGAGTGTGGCTCAGGGTGTGAGTGTTGTGAGTTTGGGGATTGCAACTGTAACGGCTTGAGTTGTGAGGAGGAGTAGTGAGGGAGCGCCAAGAGGAGACCTATCAGGAGCGCAGTCTAGCTCTGTGCCTCCTTGACCTAGTGGACTCCACGCGGTTCGTTCAGAAGGTTGGGCCTGAGTTGGCGGCTCGTTGGTTTCAGCGACACGACCGGCTCACACGTACCTTGCTCTATCGGTTTGGAGGTCGAGAGATAGATAGGTCAGATGGTTTTCTCTTTAGCTTTGAGCGACCTATTAACGCGGTAAACTTTGCGCTCTACTATCAACAGACGATCCCCTTTGAGATTAGGCTCATGGCTCGAATCGGGATTCACTACGGCTCAATCATAGAGGTGAAGCAGACTGAACTCATGATCATGGGTGGCGCTAAGCCTATCGAGCTAGAGGGGATCACTAAG